TTTCCTGCGCAAGAGATAAGACTAAAAGAACTGGGACTATGGGATGAATTAGATAAACACTGGCAGAATAACATAGTACCTCTAGCTGAGAAGTATTGGAAACCTCTGCAAATGTATGGGCTAAGAGACGGATTCGTAATGCGATATGCAATGGATACACAAGTCAATCTAAATTTACATCATGACGCAAGTCTTGTGACTGGCTCTGTAAAACTAAATGACGATTACAAAGGAGCAGAGCTTATATATCCAAGACAAGGTATTAGCAATGTAGATGTTCCAGTAGGGAAGTGTATACTGTTTGCAGGGCAACTAACGCATGGCCATGAGTGCTTACGACTTAAGGAAGGAACTAAGTACAGTTTAACAATATGGTCTTGCAGATATATTGGTGATACAATTTAAAATGGATGATATTAAATATATTCTACAGAAGCCAGACGGCTCTCAGTCAGAGTATGATGTCCAGAAGTTTAGTGACAAAGGGAAGGACAACTTCTTATTGTTAGGTGAAGTTCAAGAACTTTACTCAAAACTAAACGCATGGTCCATGATACTTAAAAAGGCTGAACTAAAGATTATAGATGAACTCGGAGACGAGTGCGTAGAGAATAATCTGTTAGAGAGCGAACATGGCAAAGACAGCGACAGCAAACAATAAACTTGAGCAGCATGAGGAGATATGCGCTTTAAGATTTAAGCAAATAGAAGATAGACTTGAATCTGGTTCTCAAAGGTTTGTCCGTATGGAACAAATGATATGGGGACTTTACATTCTTATTATTGGTAGTCAAATAATAGGAGCTGTAATATGAGTGGTATCCAAATACAAGTAGAACCTGCTCAAGAACCAGTCACACTTCAAGAAGTAAAAGAATATCTAAGAGTAGAAGATAACACTGACGAGAGAGTCATCCGTCCATTCATAGCAGCAGCAAGACAAATAGCAGAAGAATATCTAGGTAGAACTTTAGTTTCTACAACATACCGACAGTTCTTAGATTCTTTCAATGAATTAGAAGACCCTTTATGGGAAGGAGTAAAGACTGGACCATACCTAAACTTTTACAAAAACTATCTAGTACTTGCAGAAGCACCAGTAATTAGTGTGACGCATGTAAAGACTTATTCTGACGAAGATGTAGCAACTACTATGGCTGCTTCTAAATATTACTTAGACAACGCTAGAGAGCCTTCTAGGATAGTATTAAGAACAGGGGAGACATTTCCTTCGGCCTTGCGTGTAGCTAATGCTATAGAAATAGAATTCGTTGCAGGATACAGTTCTATATATTCAATACCAGAGCCTATAAGAATGGGTATACTTCAACACATTGCACACCTTTACGAACATAGAGGAGACATGGGAAACTACTTGGAAGCAAGACTTATACCACCTATGATAAAGGCATTGTATGCGCCTTACATTATTCATAAAGGTTTGGGGTCTAGTAGTCTAATGTCTATCGGATAATGGCAGGTAGAGTTAAAAGTATTTCAATAGGTAGACTCAGATATAAGTGCGAACTTAAGAGTCCTACAGACACCTCAGACGGAGCAGGTGGACGCTCACAAACTTATAGTACTATTGCAAATATATTTGCAGATATAAGACCTATGGGTGGAGACGAAGCCTATAGACAAGGCAAAGTACAAACAAAAAACACACACAAAATATATATGCGTCAACGCTCTGACATGAGTGCTGACTATATTATTGTGTACGAGGGCAGAACATTCCAGATACAAAATATTAAGAATGTAGATGAGAGAGATAGATTCTTTGAAATTACTGCTACCGAAGGAGTGTCACATTGAGTGTAAACATAAAAGGCTTGAAAGCAGTTCAGAAGAAAAATGATAAGCGTGGTAAAGACGCAAGTAAAGAACTTACCATAGCTATGAATAGAGCTGTTAGTATAGTAGAAGCTCATGTACTAAAGTCTTTAAAACAAAAAGGAACAGGTAGAGTATATCCAAGAAAAAGACAACCACCTCATCAAGCGTCTGCTGCAGGACAACCACCTGCTACTGATACTGGTAATCTAGGAAACAACATATCTACTAATGTAAAGAAGAGAGCTACTGACGGAGCTGTTGTAGGACAGATTATTGCTGCTACAGATTATGCTGCGCATTTAGAATTTGGCACTACTCAAATGGCCAAAAGACCTTTCATGTCTCCTGCTTTAAGGCAAAATAGAAAAAGAATTAATAGTGTATTCAAAGCACATGGAGTAGTTAAGAAATGAGCGTAGGTCAATTCCAATTACAACAAGCATTATTTACTAAGCTGAACAGCGACAATACATTAACCGATACTCTTGGAGCAGCAGTACATGATGATGTCCCTGCAAGTATTACTTATCCTTTTGTAAACATAGGAGCAGATTCAGTTCTTGAGTATGGTGAAAAAAGTTCCGATGGTGGTGAGCATACAGTCGTAATTGATATATGGTCACAATATAAAGGAAGCAAAGAATGTAAGCAAATCATGGACAGGATTCATGATTTATTGCATGATAGTAGTCTAAGTATATCTGGATTCAATCATATTAATAGTAGGTTTGAATTTAGTGATATACTAAGAGACCCAGATGGTGTCACTAGACATGGAGTCATGCGATTCCGAGTATTAACTTTAGGGACAACTTAGTCCATAAATATAGGAGAAGAAAATGGCAGCACAAAAAGGTCTTGACATGTTGTTAAAAGTCAACACTTCTGGTAGCACATACGCTACTGTCGGTGGACTTCGTTCAACATCAATTACACTAAATGACGAAAGTGTTGATATCACTAACAAAGATAGTCTAGGTAATAGAACCTTACTAGCAGGTGGTGGTATGAACAGTGTAAGTATATCTGCGAGTGGTGTATTCACTGACGCTTCAACAGAAGAAACAGTTAGAGCAGCTTTCTTTGCTCAGCAAAACACTTCTGACGGCTCGTCAGCTCAGACTCCTGCGTTCAAAAACTTCCAATTCTTGATACCAGATTTTGGTACATTGACTGGTAGTTTCCAAATCACAAGTTTGGAATATGCAGGTGAGTATAATGGTGAAGTCACATACTCAATGAGCTTTGAATCAGCAGCTTATATTACTTACGCAGCAGTTTAATATTAGGGTAGATTATGTGGAAAGCAGTTAAAGTAAAAGTCGGTAAACATAACTTAGATGGTATGTTTGATGGCACTTGGCTTGACATACCTAATCCAGATATTGAACTGGGCGATAGTATTAATGTAGATGGGAATAGTCTTCCAATAGAAAAATCTACTCTTGATACTAGAGACGATGTTTTAAAAATAAAAGTAGCAGTCGCTACATCCATTAAAAAGGAGATATCAGAAGATGGAAAAGGGAATAAACAAGCTAAAGGGTGAAGTCCTAGTATCCTTAGCAGGTAAAGAATATAAAGCTAGGCTTACAGTAGACGCTATCATGCAGATAGAAGACGCTGTTGATATGGGTATTATCAAACTCGCTCAGAGTATGAGCGATGGAGACCTGCGTTTAGGTCACATGATACAAGTACTTGTTCCTGCGCTGAGAGGTGGAGGTAATGATGTACAAGCCCAAGATGTCATGGAGCTAGTTCAGAGCCATGGCTTAGTTAAATCAATGGCCGTGGTAGCTAATGTGCTAACTTCGGTTCTATCCGTTGACAATTCAGAGGAAGCGACAGAGGGAAAAAAGACAGAAGGGGATTAACTAGTGACTCCTTACCTATCAAAAGGTATCTACAAATGTGGGTAGGTATGATGGGTTTAACTCCCCAATCATTCTGGGAGTCAGCTCCAAGGGAAATCTATGCTGCCATAGAAGGCTTTATGGAGTTCAATGGTTCACATAAGGATGATAAAGATAAGCCCATGTCTTCTGGTAGAATGAAAGAATTAATGGAGCTATACCCAGACTAATGGCCAATCCTATTGATAAAATTGTCGTTGAGATTCAAGCAGAAACTAAGCAACTGCGACAAGGTCTTGACAAAGCTAACAAACAACTAGGCACTCTACAGAAGCAATCTGGAGCAGCTTCTAACGCTCTCAAAGGCTTTGCAGCGATAGTAGGTACTATTGGCCTTGCTCAACTAGCAGGTCAAGCCGTACAAACGATTAGAGAGTTTGAAGATTTAGAAGCAACATTAAAGGCCGTCACTGGTAGTGCTGACGCTGCTGCTGCGTCCTTTGACCTAATAAGACAATTTACAGCGACAACAACTTTCCAAATACAAGATGTTGCTAACGCATTTATAAAACTCAAACTCGCAGGTATTGTTCCGACTACCGATGTCATGCAGGACTTTGGTAATTTTGCAGCAGGTATGGGTAAGAGTATTACCGACTTAGCACAAGCAGCGTTTAACGCCACCACTGGTGAAATGGAAATGCTTAAGCAGTTTGGTGTTGTAGCCAGACTACAAGGCAATACAATCAAAGCTACATTCAATGGTATTACTACAGAGATTGAAAGAAGTGGTCCTGCGATTACAGACTTCTTGCGTAATATTGGACGAACAGAATTCCCTACTGCGTTAGCAGATAGAGCAGATACCTTGACTGGTGCTGTATCTAACTTACAAGACCAACTCTCTGAGTTCTTTGTGTCTATAGGTGAAGGTGGACTTAAGGAAGCTCTACAAGATATATCATTACAATTCAAGGCCCTTCTAAAAGACAACGATAACTTGGCAGGAAATATAGGTGCTGTCCTTGGTAATGCTTTGAGGGGACTAGCAAACATAGTAGATTTTGTAGTCACTCACTTAAGACTTATGGCAGGAATCATGGGATTCATTGCAGGTGCTAAGATAATGGGAGCGCTTATAGTCATTGTTCCGAAGGTGACTAAAGCATTTAAGCTATTGACTTCCGTAATTAAAGGACAGACAGCAGCAGCAATAATGCTGCAAAGTGTGACTGGTATTGGTATAGCAAAAGTCGCTGCAGGTGTCGCTGCAGGTGGTGTTGCTATTGCAAGTATGAATCAGCTACTTAAAGAGTCAGACGAAGAAGCAGCAGAAGCAGCAGAAGGCTTTGATGAACTTAATCAACAGCTAGAAGAAGAAATGCCAATCAATGAAAGGGCCATTGACGCTGTATCACAATCAGTAAGAGACTTATCAACTGCATTAAAATCTATGCCAAAAGGTAAGTTTAGTGTGACAGACGCTTTCTTTGCAGGTGATTTTGATGAAGTAGAAAGTGTAGCAGCAGAAATAAATAAACAGTTCATGACATTCTTTTTTGAGAAGGACTTTGCTAAAGGTACTGTATCTGGCAAGAGAGCAAAGTTTGCAAAAGCACTGCTAACAGACGCAGGTTTCTTCCATGGTTTAGGTATAGAAGGAAATCAAGGTAAAGAAAATGTCTTAGCATTACAAGAAAGTTTAGGCCTTACTGACGAACAGCTATTCGGAGCAGACGGATTATTTAAAGACTTTGATGAGCTGCAAACTTTAGGTGGCAAGATAGTCAACGACACACTGGATAACTTTTATCTGGACTTGTTTAATACAACAGCAAAAGAATTTCCAAATATCTTTGAGCCAATCTTAGGCATGAATGGAATAGAGAAGCTATTACCTGCTATAGATAAAGAAGTAAGAAAAGCCAAAGGTGGTATGGGTGACTTAGTAGAACAATTATTAAAACCAGAAAATGTAGACCAATTTGAAGCCTTTGTAGCAGCAGGTAGAAAGCTAGAGTTCTTTAAAGGACAAGATACAAAAGAGATAAGAGATACACTAGAGAAGATAAACGATGTAGAAAATGACCCTATGAAAGAGCTTGTTGGTTTACAAGAGCTTTTAGGTAAGACCCTACAAGACAATCATCTATCTGGTACGAACTTCTTAGAAGACCTTAGAGGTATGACAGACGAGGAAATTATTGCAGCACTTGCAGAAATGCCAGAGGTTCTTAAAAAGTTTGGACTGTCAGCAGACGAAGCACTTGTTCCAATTTCAAATATGCTAGAGACCACAAGGAATTTCAAGAAAGAAATAGAAGACCTACCTGCAACTTTTGATAGTGCCGATGAAGCTCTACGAATATTAAACGAGGGACTTGCTAATAACTCTCTAACTTTAGATTCAGCAAATGCTTTATATAGAAAGTATTTAGAAACACTAGGACCTACTGGACAGGCTATGGCAGAGATTGGTAGAAAGGTTGAGAGCATGTCAGATAGTTTTGCAAGTGACCTTACAGAAGCTCTGCTTAGTGGTGAAGACGCCATGGAATCATTTAAGAACTTTGCAGGTAATGTAGTTCAAATGGTCATTTCAGAATTCATGAGACTGTTAGTCATCAAGCCTATAGTGGACGCTATCCTTGGAAGTTTTGGACTAAGCACTACTGGTACACCAATAGATGGAAATGCAAGTGGTGGTAAAGTACAAAGAGGTAGACCAACAATAGTAGGTGAGCGTGGCCCAGAATTATTTGTACCAGACCATACTGGTAGTATTATGAACAACCACCAGACCAACAGTGCTATGGGTGGTGGTCCACCTATAGTCATAAATCAGAATGTAAACTTTGCAACAGGAGTTCAAGGTACAGTAAGAGCAGAGGTTATGGGTATGCTTCCTCAGATAGCAGAAGTAAGCAAACAAGCTGTAGCTGAGTCTGCTTCCAGAGGTGGTACTTTTAGAAGGAGATTATTAAGTGGCTAAAATAATTGACATGCCGACAACACCAAATTTCATATCATCTAACTTTAGATTAAGAAGATATATTGGTGCTGCTGTTTCTCCATACTCTGGAAAGATTACTACACAAGAATATGATGGAGTATTCTGGGAAGCTGAGGTGACACTACCTCCAATGCGTAGAGACTTAGCTGCTAATTGGCAATCATTTCTTTTAGAGCTTAATGGTCCAGTCAATACATTTAAGTTTTCAGACCCAGACGCTTTGACTCAGAGAGGTACACATGATAATGCTACTTTGATGGCAGAAGCCAGAATCAATGAAACCAGTATTACACTTTCTTTTGCAGCTTCAACAAACACAATTACTGCAGCAAGTGGTACACCTTTCTCTAATGTTATAGTGGGTGATTTTATTATGGTGACTGGCAGCGCAAAAGCTACCAACAATGGTACTCATAAGATTACAGCTAAAACAAATAATACTACTATCATAGTAGACCCAGTAGACTATGAATCACTGACAGACGAATCTAGTAAAGCAGGATGTACAATTAAACAAAATGTCAAAGGAATCAAAGGCTTATCTGTCAAAGCTGTAAGCAATGGTGCAAGTGGTACTATACTAAAGGGTGACTATGTTGGTGTATCTAACAGTGCAACAACAGACGCTAGTGGATATACTCCAATACAATATGTCATGGCCACTGAAAACGCTACTGAGGTAGACGCAGGTAGTGGAAACAGAAATCAATATGCAATAAGAATAGAACCTAAATTAAGAACAGGTCTATCTGTAAGTGGTCAAAGAGTATATATCAATCCTGCAAAAGGATTATTTAGATTAACCTCAAAAGAAGTAGAATGGAGTGCTGACAATATCTCCAACTACGGACTCTCGTTCTCGTGCCAAGAGGTAATATAAATGTCAAACAGAAGTGGCATAGACGCAGCTCTCGTTGACCTCTTAGGAGAAGATAATCAAATACTCTTTATGGCTGTAAAGCTAGAGTTTGATACTGAGACTCTAAGGCTTTGGAATGGTAAAGATAATCTAACTATCCAAGAAGGTGGCTCTAATACAACCTATATTGGAGCAGGAACTCTATTACAAATATCTGGTATAGAAGAACAATTAGATATGTCTGCTGCAGGTGTGACAATATCTTTAGCAGGTATGGATGAAGCTGTATTGAATCTAGCCTTAAATGAAGAATATCAGAACAGGCCTATATCTATATTGCTAGGTATGCTATCTGGTGGTACAGATATAAGCGCAGGTACTATGACAATATTTAAAGGCCGTATGCAGTCTATGTCTATAGACGATAATCCAGAAGGCTCACTTATAACTCTTAATGCTGAGAGCAGATTGGTAGATTTAAACAGGCCATCAAACCTTAGATACACAAATGAGTCACAACAATTCATATCCTCTGGCGATACATGTTTTAGCAGAGTAGGTCTTTTACAAGATAAAGAAATATTATGGGGACGAGCAGGTACTAGTGGCAGTGGTCTTGGTGGCTCTGTCGGTGGCCGTAATGATAATGTCAATAAACGAATACAGCGTAGATAATGAAGAAGCTGATTGATTGGAAGCCTAATCTCAGAAAGTTCTTTGAGGAATCTAAAGATAAGAAGTTTGAGTTCGGTAAATGGGACTGCGTTATATTTACTGATACAGCCATTAAAGCTATGACAGGTAAACATCTTTTACCTAAGTCTTGGAAGACATGGAAGAATGAATCAGAAGCTCTTAAATCAATCCAGAAGCTAGGTAAAGGCAAAGGCCTTGCACAAGGTATAGATGAAGCAATAAAGAAGTCTGGTGGCCTTAGAGAAGTCCCAGTAATTGAAAGACAAATGGGTGACATAGTAGTAGTAAAACAAGAAACAGAGCAATCATTAATATGCGATGGTTTTAAATTAGTAGGACCAAGTGACTCTGGGATGAAAGTACTCAATGAGATTATGCCAGTGGAATATGTTAAGTGTTGGAGAATAGATGGGTAAGGTAGTAGAGTCAGCCTTAAAACTATTTGTAGCAACAGTTCTTGTTGTGACAGGTATTGGTTTCCTTGCAGGTTCGTTTGCTGCAGGTACAACTTTCTGGGCTGCGATGACAACCAGTATAAGTTTTCTAGGTGGTATCAGTGCTGTTGGTATGGCCACACTATCTGCTGTCACGACACTTATAGGTGGACTGCTATCTGGTTCACCAGACGCAGTAAGTGGAAACTTTGGAACAAAGCTATCTGTCAGAGACCCTGCTGCGCCAAGACAAATAATATATGGTAAGTGTAGAGTAGGTGGAACTATCACACACATACAGACTTCTGGAACTGACAATCATCTTTTATCTTTTGTTGTTGTAGTAGCAGGACATGAAGTAGACGGATTAGAAGAAGTCATAGTCAATGACGAATTCTTAACAACCTCTTCTAGTGGTGGATTCCAAGTAGCAACAAATTCTAAGTTTACAAATACAGACAACGAAAATAATTTCGGTAGTGGTAGATTATTGAGATTTAAGTTTCTTGATGGTTCGCAAACTGCAGCAGATAGTACTGTCACTTCCAACAGCACACTGGGAAATACAGATAAATTTATTGGGTGTGCATACGCATTTTTTCAAGTGGTGTTTGACCCAGAAAAGTTTGGTGGTGGTTTACCAAATATATCTTTTGTTATAAGAGGGAAGAAATGTTTTGACCCTAGAGATAGCTCAACATCTTTCACACATAATCCTGCTCTCATGGTCAGAGATTATTTGACAGATACCACATACGGAATTAAAGCAACCTCTGACGAAATACTAGACACTGCAGCTCTAGGAGGTTTTATAAGTGCTGCCAATACTTGCGACTCATCTAATACAACTGCTACAGCTACAACGGCTGCTGCTGCTTCTAATGCTACTGTAGTTCGTGTCACTTCTGCATTATCAAACAATCTAATCTCTGTCGGAGATTTAGTGACTGGCACTGGTATATCTGGAACTGTAAAAGTAGTAAGAAGAAGAATACTACCAAATGGTAGTGGTCAACAGAATATTACACTTGACACTGCTGTATCTGTAGGTAGTGGTGTGACATTATCTTTTGGTCAACCAGAGTATGTAGCTGACGGCTTTACAAATTTCTCTGGTACAGGTGAAAGTATTTTGACTGGTATTCTAAGTTCTTGTAGTGGGAAATTAAGTTTTGTAAATGGCAAGTTTGTTATGTTTGCAGGTGCAACAGTGACAGCAGATATGAACATAGGTGACGATGATGTTTTTGCGCCATTTAAAATTACGACTAAATCTAATGGAGCAGAGAACTACAATACAGCGAAAGCTGTTTATGTAGATTCAAATGCAGGATATCAGCCTACCGATACACCAGTCTACACAAGTGCAACACACCTTGCTAATGACACACCGACTGGAGAGAGTTCAGCAAACTATAGAAACATGTTAGAAATGCAGCTTCCATTCACTAACAGTGTGACTCATGCAGAAAGATTAGTGAAACAGAATCTTCTATACAGTAGACAAGACACAATGATAAGTACCATAGTTCCTATCAGATACATGCAACTTCAACCACATGATTATGTGACAGTGACGAACTCTAGACTTGGATATACAAACAAACTATTTGAGGTTATGTCTTTAGCAATAGAACCACAAACCTCAGACGATAATGTCATGTTGGCGTGTAATATTGCATTGAAAGAAATAGACGCTTCTGTATATAACTTCTTAAGTAGCGATTACATCAATCCAGAGGACATAGGACAAGAGGATGATACAGGAGACTTATCTTTAGACCCTCCATCAAACCTTGCGCTTACAAGCCAAATAGAGAGCGAGGGACAAACATTCAAAGTTAATGTACAAGCAGCGTGGACAAACTTAGTTTCTGACAGAGTACAAGGAACGGAAGTACAGTATAAGAAATCAACTGACTCAGATTACACTGGTGATATTACTGTAGGCAAAGGCGTAGCCAAAGCTACTATTCCTAATCTTGTTATAGGCAATACTTATAATGTAAGAGTAAGACACTTTGATAGTAATGGTATAAACAGTGCTTATACAAGCGCAGTCAATATAGCTATAACAGACCCAACATCTATTGCTGCTCCTACTAACTTTGCAGCAGAAGGGGATGGTGACGGACCAGTAGGTGGAATAAGATTATCTTGGACTAATCCTAACAATCAAGAACTGAAAGATATAAAAATCTACAGACATACAAGCAACTTCACTCCTACAGACGATACATATTTAAACCAAGTTATCCCTGCTGCCAGACCTTTACAAACTCAGTTTGCATTTCAAAGTCTGTTTGATGGTATCACTGCAGGGACGACATACTACTTTGCACTTAGAGCTGTCTCAACTCTTGGTGTACAGTCTTCTTTTACAAGTGTCCTTAGTGCAAGTTTTGTTTTTGGTAAAGAGAATATAGGCCTTAACAATGTCACCAATCACACGCAAATAAAAGATGATGGTAGTAATGCGCCAAACATTTTAAAGAATGACCAGATAACTATAGGTCTTAGTGGTACTTCTATATCTTTAAATAACGCAGGTAGTGGGTCACAAACATTATCTAATGCAAATGTCGGTTTATCTAATGTGACAAACCATGCACAAGTTAAAGATGACCTTACAAATTTTTCATTCTTAGCAGACGACTTTGAAGTAGATAGTGGTAGCTTCAAAGCTAAGAACGCATTAAAGAACTCACAAATATCCATAAGCTCTGGTGGTGTTTTATCTGGAGCAGGAGGAGGTACTGTATCTGCTTCTGGAATCGGTGCTATTAAGACTGATATATCTAATGCACCAAACTCAATAAAGAATAATCAGATATCTATATCTTCTTGTGGTGTGCTTTCTGGAGCAGGTGGTGGGACTGTCACGGCTTCTGGTATAAGTGCTATTGAAACTGGTCTTGGTAATGCTCCATCTACAATCATAAACTCTAATACAACTAAAGCCGAGGTCGGCTAAAGTCAAGGGATTAAGGACGTTAAATTAAAGATGACCTAAGTAATTTATCTTTAGTAAGCGATGACTTTGAAGTAGACAGTGGGAATCTTAAAGCGAAGAACGCTCTTAAGAACGCTCAGAT